GAGTCACCCTCAAAGCATGTGGCCCGGACGTCAGCCGACGTGGGAGCGGCCACCAGCCAGCGAGTGCCGGGCTGCTCATAGGCCCACCACGCGATCTGCTCGGCTGCGGTGCGGGTCTTCCCAGCGCCACGCCCGGCCAGCATCAGCCAGATCGACCACCACTCGCCCGGGGGCAGCGTCTGGTGCTTGTGCTGGGTCTTGAACCAGCTCATGCGCCATGCCCACGCAAGCCGATACTCGGGGCTGGCCAACGCAAGGTACTTCTGCGTCTCCGGGGCAGCCACGATCTCGGCTATGTCAGTCATTCGCGCTGACCTGCTTGTTCAGCTCCACGTTCATGAGCAGGGCCGCAAGATAGGTGTCGGCCTCGGACTGGACCTCGACCTTCAGCGGGCTGTTGGGGTCGCCAGCCAGCTCGAGCTTGTCGCCGTACTTCTTAGGCTTGAGCTTCATGGCCGTCCACTTGCGGGCCTCGATGCGCTGCTTCTGGTAGGCCACATAGCCCGAGTCGATCTTGATGTCTATCACGTCGCCGTGCTTGTCGCGGACCTCATTGATCTCAGGCGACTCGTCGGCAATGGCAATGATTTCGTCGGCCAGCGTGTCGGCCTGCTCTTCCCGTGCGCGTGCGTACTTGTCGCAGAAGGCTGGCTGCTCCAGCAACCAACGATAGACCGTCGCCCTGTCCGGCATCCCATCAGCCTTTACGATCTCCTTCAGGCTCTCACCCTCCGATAGCCGTATACAAATGAGGTTGGCCATCTGTGTGGTGTAGGTTGACCTGCTTGTCTTCTTTGGGGCCTCTGGGGCTTTCGGCGGTGTGGCAGCTCCCTTGGCCTTCACCTTGGGCTTTGGGGCTGCTGTGGCTCGTTTCTGTGGCTTTGCGGCGGTTTCTGGCATGACCTTATTCCTCGTCCGTGTCGATGAGGGAATGGTAACCGAATCGCTTATTCGCCGTCCAGCGCAAGGTCTGACTGTTCAGGTGCGCGGTATTGCTCGATCTTTGTTCCTGCCGTGAGCTGGGTCACGAGGTCGTCCTGTGTGGCCACGGCAATGTTGAAGGTGCTGTTCGCGACGTGGCTCAGGGCTTGCTGGCGCAGGCTGGCTTTGACGAGGCGAGTCCCTTGGGGACCATGGACGATGTAGATGCGTTCTGCCATTTTGGCTCTCCGTTTTGTTTTGTGATCCCAGCCTCTTGTGCTGGTCGAAACCGATTCGGTTTCTCTTCGCTTTCGGATCGCTTGCAGTTCGCTATAGGTTGTTGGTGGCCGTTTATCCCCGACATGGCTCCGACGGCTCACGGACTTTTTGCGGGACCTTCTAACCAACACGGCTAGGGACTGGTAGAGGACACTGCCCTTCAAAGCTCCGGCACTCTCGGAGCCAACCCCCATGCGTGTTGGCCCCCGTTTTGTCATACGGTCGGGGGAACCGATTCGGTTTTGATTCGCTTACCGCATGATGTCCGGAGCTATGCATGCAGCGATCAAAAACAGAATGAACATTGTACCAATAAGCAGCCTGTCTGACAACGACTCGTCAGGTTTTTGGCTGGGCAAATCTTTCATCATTTCGTCGATCTCGTGTTTGTTCATAGTTTGCTCACAGGGTAAAAAGTTACAACGTCGGCCAGATAAAAAATGGACGCCTTGCAGCCCAGCTTATCGGCCAGCTTTGATGCCCAGTCCTCAATGACCCGCATTGCTGGCACTTCGCTGGGGATGCCCTTCTCCAGTATGGCCAAGCTGACGGTGGCCTCCTCGCCGCTCTGGACCTTGCCTGCGACCCATGCATCGATGTTCATTTGTTTGGCCCCCGCTCTGACTTTCGACGCAACCCAGCAGGATCTGACGACAGCATGACCGCGTCGATTAGGGCACGGTTGTGGCGGTTCAGTTGGCCCATGCCCTCAATGATGCCGATCAGGTCCTTGACGGTGTATTCGCCAGCCTCCAGCACAACCTTGGCCGTGCCGTAGGTTTTGATTTCGTATTCTTGGCTCATGTCAGCTCCAGCACGATGGCACGCTCTGCGCCCTTGTGGTCTTTGTGTGAAAACTCGTCGATCTGCTCATGCTCGCCGTAGTACCACTCCTCGTTGACGTTCAGGGCCACAGGGATGATCGTGACGTGGTTGATCTCAGTGACGCCGCCCTCATATCCGGGGCGCACCACCATGAGTTCTGGGTTGATGAGCTTCAGGTGCTCGATCAGGTCTTTGACTTTCATATGTTCTTCTCCTTGAGTTGTATCTGCGCCCAATGGACGCCATCTCGCCACGCGCCAGCGGTTTGACCATAGTGGTTGGACTGAATCAGTCCTTGATCTATCTCGGCAGGGTTTAGCGTTTTCCATTCACGCTTTGGTTGCACCAATTCAGTTGCCGCATACGACATGGCCTGCCCTAACTTCTTGACCAGCACTTGCTCAATCAATGGCACGATGGCTTCTTGCAGCCATTCACGCAAGGCTTCTTCTTGTTTTGGCGTCATGTGTTCTTCTCCTTCATGGCATCCATCAGTGGCGTGCCGTATGTGTACTTTTCTTGTGGCTTCGGTGGGTCAACGAAGTCTTGCAGCAGGTGTATACCTCCATCAGGCCGCACGATGGCCACAACCACTCCAATGCGCCCGTCCTTCGCCCAATGCGTCTTGATCGCATACTTGGGATTGTTTGGCGGCGTCAGCAATTTGGCACGCTGCGCTCTACGGTCCTCGTCGCGCTGCTCGTAAAGCCCCAGCACGTCATAGCCGCCATAGTCGTCTGAAAAGTCACCCATGCTTCACCTCCTCTGCCTCAATCGGCTCAATGTAGCGATAGTCCTTGGGGTCCACTACGGACAGTTGCAGGCCGCCCGGTCCGTTGGTGGTCACCTTGATGAACCCAGTGCCGTACACCACAGCGTTGTGCACAGCCTCGTCGAATACCTCGACCCAGTCTTGGTCTTTCATTGTTTTTGCTCCTCAAACTTGGACTTCAGGCGCTCATACTCTTTGCGCTCCGCCTCTTCCTCGGCCTTCTTTCGCTGCTTACTTGCAGCCCGCTCTTGGGCCTCCCAAAACTTTGACTCCATCTGTCGCGCTGACTCTGAGAAAAAATCCAGCACGCGCTGGTCCACTTCGTGATAGTCGTCAGGACTCCAGTTGATCCACATGTCGGCCTTTTTTGTTTCGCCGTGCATGCTGAACTCGATCTTGATGCTTGCGCGTCGGTCACCCATTGCTTTGCTCCTTCATTCTGGCCACCTTCACGCGGATGTGCCCCTCGCCCATGTGGTACATGAGCAGGTGAACAAACGTCTGGCTCATGGTGGCGGTGTCGACCTCGATGAATGCCTCTTGGCACACCACAAGGCCATCGCTGATGAGCGTGGGGTTCTCATGCGTGATGATGCGCTCACGCACGCTGAAGGTGGGCAGCTCACTCATGCTGCCTCCCTGATTGCATAGTCGTGCCAAACAACACCCTTGGTGGCGTCGCCTACTTTGCACGCCTTGACCCACACATTGCGGCCATTCCTGAGCCTGCGCAAGTGTCCTCTGCGGTCATGCAACCTTGGCGATGCGTGCGTGCCTCCTGCGGCTTCTGAGCGGTGCTTGGACGGCTCGATGTACACCGTGGTCCATTCGTAGCTTGGAGCCTTACCCTGAGCCATCTTACGACGGTTAGTGAAGGTTTGGCTTACGCTGGGCTTGTACATTGCGCAGCCCTGAGCCAGTAGCCTGTACCAGTTTGCGACCACTGCAAGAATTACATTCGCGTCCTCTTCTCTAACGACATCGCTGTCGTCCACTGGGCCGTAGCGGACCATGCCCTCGTCTAGCGCGTAAACCATCAACGGCAACCTGCGCGGCATTTGACCGTGCGGCCCCTTATATGCCGACAAAACGATCCCTTCCTCTGGATCAGTGCCAACGACGGTCATCATGAACTCGTAGGTTTGATTTGTTTTTGATTGGCCCTGCCAGACCACCATGCACTTCTCAAAAGGTGGTCGGTACTCTTGCAGCCAGTGCTGGTCTACGCTGCTTTGGTCCATCGTGCCCGAGATGTCAAACCACTGCATCTCTGCGGGGTCAATGTCGGCCTCAACCATCCAACGCATTGTTGATCGAATGAACGGGGTCATGCCTCCACCCCCAACGCTTCAATTGTGTTGCCTGACTCGGTTGGCTCCCAGATGGCCACGATGATGCGGTCGCGGGTTGCGCTGAACACCGTGATTGGCTGGTCCAGCTCGATGTGGTGCTTGTAAGACTGGTTCATGGTGTGTGGCCGGGCATAGTCCACAGTGCCTGTGTAGGGCTGGCCGTGGTACACGCCTTGGACCTTGTCGCCGACGCTGAATGGTTTCTGGTTCATGCTGCCACCTTTGAGAGTTTGAGTTGGCGCTCGCGCAGGGCGTCGATCTCGGCCCACAGCTTGACGGCGTAGTCCTCGGCGATGTCTTGGCCTTGCGCGTCCAGCGTGGCGTGGCAGTCCATCAAAGCCCGGCGGCAGGTGTAGAAGTCATACCCTGCCACCTTGCGGGTGAACACTGCGTGGTGGTTGCTGTAGTTCATGCTGCCACCTTCAAAGCTTCCTCGACCAGCGTGGCTGCGTCGTAGCGGTTGCCGCCCACGTTCCAGTCGGTGATGTCGACAACTTCTTGGCCGCCAGCGCCGCAGTAGTTTTTGCCGTTCTTCCAGTTGTAGATGGTGGCCACAGTGCCGTTGTTGAAGGCGATGGCCCACTCGACGTCGATCTTGCCGTCGGAGTTCTCTTCGGTGAAAACCTCTGGCTGGCCAAACACGGCCACGAGCTGGGCGTAGGTGGTACGGATGCCGCCGCGAAGGCTTGTGCCGTTGATGTCGGTGGTAGTGGTGAAGTTCATTTCGCTGTCCTTTTATGTTACCTGCGGTGTGCAGTGATGTAATTCTATATTAAATTTTAAAGCCGTGCCAAGCTCATTGAAAATATTCTGCAATCTCTTGCTCAATGGCTGCTTCGATCTTGCTGGTGAGCTTCTTGGCCAGCCAAGGGGCAGGGCGGCCACGGCGGTCGCACACTTCCCATTCGCTCTCGGTGTAGCCGTAGTAGTCCCAGTCGCTGTCTGCGCGGCTGTCGCCTGCCACGCTGCTGTACTCGGTCACGCCAATGATGCAAGGGATGCCTGCGATGGTGGTTTCGATTTCTGCGATGTACATGGTGATCTCCTGCGGGGGCCTTGGCCCCCTGTTTGGTTTAGAAGCTTGGGTCGACGTAGTGGTCACGCTTGCCGAGGATCAGGCCGCCTTGGCCCTTCTTGAACTTGCCAGTGTCTTGGTTGATGTAACCATGGACCCATGCGCCAGTCTTGCGGTCCATGCGGTATATGTTGGCGTAGCCCATTGGGTTTGGCACAAAGGCGAAGGTGGCGCTGCCGTCGTGGGTGCTGCCTGCGATCACGAGCACTTTGTCTTCTACGATGCGAATCTCGTATGCCCAGACCTTGCTGGTCAGCTCGGTGACTTCGGTCACGGTGGCTGCGTGGCGGTCGGTCCACGACAGGGTGGTGGCGGCCATGCCAACCACTGGGGCTGGTGCGCCTACAGTCATGCGGCTGTAGAGGTGGTTCACGAGGCTGTTGGTTTGTGTTCCGATGTTCATTTCGCTTTTCCTTCTGTGTTACCTGCGATGTTGCAGTGATAGTAGTTTAACACCAGATTAAACTGGCAAGAACTAGATCTTGCCAATTATTTTCTAAGTGTTTACCCTAATGCCACCTCCACCAACTTAGGGCGTTGGATAGCGGTCTGCTTGATGCCGTTGTAGACGGTGTGCTCTTTGACGCTGGCCTTGATGGTGTTGGTGTCACCCTTTTCGCCAAGGTTCACGCGGCCTTTGTAGGTGATGGCGTTGCCCTGCTCGTCGCGAGCGATGGTAATGAAGTTGTCGCCATAAAACTCGGACTTAAGCACAACAATGCGCTCGACCGTGATGGTCAGGGTCACTTTGTCGCCCACGTTGCCAATGTGCTGGCTGTGGGCGCGTGCGGCCTCGGTGCGGTCAATCACCGCAAAGCATGACTCCACTGCCTCGAGCTGGCGCGGGGTCAATGCACCCCACTGAGCCAACGTAGCGGTGAAGCTGCGCAAGAACTCGTTGCTGCCCTCGTAGGCCGTCAGGCGGGCCACCACGGCGCTGTTAGCGTCGCGCCATGCCTGAGTAGCCCCGATGCGGTCAGCGGCCTTCTGAGCACGCTCTGCTGCCACTTGGGCCTGACGTGCGGCGCGGCGTGATTGAACGCCAGCCTGACGGCGTGCGCGGGTGTGGTCGGCGCGGACCTTCTCAAAGCCCTCGATGCCCCAGCCTGTCTTGGCCACGCAGTCGCAGCCGACCTTGAACTGGCGTGCGCCAGCGATGGAGCCTTTGATCCAAAACTCCCAGCGAATGCCAGTGCCGCAATAGTCGCAGCAACCGCCAGCCTTGCTCGTGCCGTCAGGCAGGGCAAACACGTTCTCGGTGACGTGCGTGCAAGAAAAGGGGGCTTTGCCGAGGCCTGATTTTTCAAATGGGTGAGTCATGATTCGCTTTCGTTCTGTGGTGCTGCTGTAGTGCAGTGATGTAATTGTAAATTAAACAAGGGGGCCTTTAACCCCCTTGCTCAAATTATTTTCTAAGTAGTTTCCCTACCCTTCGTTGACTCCATGCGAAGGTGCTCAAGCAGCACATGCAGGTCTTGGCCAACCTCTACCTGCCACAGCTCAATCTCGCGCATGATGTAGTCGCACCCAGCATCAAAGCCTGCGATGTACTCGGACATCACAGTCTCAGGGATTGGGTCGGGGGCAGCACAGGCCCCGTGGTGCGCGAGGAACGCATCCATGGTGGTCAGCATCTCGTCGATGGGGATCGGCATCTTGACGGCCTGCTGGAACCCGCAGTGCGTGCATTCCATGCAGCCACTCTTGACGTTGTGGACAACGTGCGGGGCGGTCATATGCTGCTCCTTAATTCGTAGCCTTGGGCAGCCAATTGCTCAATAATTTCATTGATGCTTTTGCGGCCAAGATTTGGAATCTTCATCAGCCGTCTTTCAGTGCAGCCGCACAGTTGCTGGATTGTAAGAATGCCTTCAGCCTTCAAGCACCGCTCCGTTCTGACTGTAAGAATCAGATTTTCAATACCATGTTGCACAACATCTTCAACCAACTTCCATTGGCTCAAAATGTTCTGCCGACGCTCAATCATCCGCTCCGCAACGGTGTAAGCAATTTCAGCGACTTGATATGAAGTCATTGCCCCACTGGACCGCGACACGATCGACTTCATCGCTTCGGTTGCAAAGCAATCGAGCAGCTCTTCTTTTGTTGCTTCGGTCATGCTGCCACCCCACGAGCTTCTTGGCGGCCACGATCGACCAAGTAGCGGGCATCCGCCCGGTCCTCGACCCGCTCGCCCTCTATGAGGGTTCTGATGGCCTGCGCAACGGCAGTGCCAGCCTCTAGAGATTGCGCCCGCTCGTACTTGAAACCGAGAGAGATATATTGCACTTCAGAATATTTCATGCTGTGTACTCCAAGGCTGTCAATTTACTGATACGGCTGTTAATCTCTGTGACCGTTTTTTGATAGTCGGCCATGACCTTTTGCTTTTGCTTCTCCAACGCAACCACCTGCTGTGCGCGTGGGTCGTAGTTGTCGGGGACCTCCACCTCAACCTCCTGCTCGCCAATGTAAGTGCGATGATCGTCGTCCTCAAGCTTGCAGCAAAAGATCTGGAACTCGCCCTTGTCTTCCCAATGCCACTTGCTGTAATGAATGTGTGCTGTAAGTTTGATTTTCATGATTCGCTTTCGTTTCGGTTATGCGGTAATGACGCCTTGATTGATGAGTTGCTGGGCCGTGCGACCGAACCAGCCTTGAAGTTGCCACGCGAGGCCAGTGTCCACAAGGGTCTGCCATGCCTCGATGACTTGCTCTTCGCTGTCGGCCTCGATGAAGCCCTCTGCGATGCCTGTTGCTGTGTATGAATCCATTTCGCTTTCCTTTCGCTTTTAAAGTGGTAAACCTAGTTCTGATCCGTTGATGGTCCTGTTGAGTCGGTCGTAAGCCGCAAGGTCCTCTGGCCACTGGAGCGCACGCTCAAGCCACTCGAGGGCCTCCTCGGGGAGGGCCACCACAACTACGGGAGTTTTGGTCTCTTCGTTCATGGTGACCTCGGATTAACGGCTGGTGACTTTGACGCTGAACACTGCGGTCACTTTGGTGTGACGTGCGATCTGCTCAGGGGTTGCGCCCAGCTCGGCAAACAGAGCCTTGCTGTCGACCACCGAGCGGTTGGTCTCGATGTAGGTGGCTTTGAACAACTCGCCCTCAAAGGACTTGTCGCCTGTCAGGCTGGCGTCGTTCTTGATGCCGTCCTTGATTGCGTCGGCTTGTTTGGTCAGTGTTGCAATCTGGGCCAAGAGTGTGCCGAGTGCGTCAACGTCGTGGGCTGCTGGGGTGGTGATGGTAGTGGTCATTTCGCTGTCCTTCTGTGTTTCTGACTGTGCGGTTTTGCTGTGTCAGTGCTGATAGTTTAACACCAGATTAAACGAGTCAACAACTATTTTCTAGGTGCTTACCCTAATATTTTGTAAAAAAACAACCGGGTTACGCGCAAACCGTTACCCAAGCAGGGCGCGGACATCCTCCAACAGGTCCAGCTCGTTGTAGCCGTAGTGCTTGGGGAAACCCTTTGTGCCGAGGCCGTGGAGGCCCGTCTTGCCCCTGTGGTGCTCTGGGCATAGTGGGATGACGTCCATGTGGCTTGAGCGCCCCCAACCCCCCACCAAGGCCCTTGGGTGGTGCAATTCGGCGGGGGTCCCCTCGTACCCCATGCGCCTGCACACCACGCAGCCCAGCTCGGCCACCCGGCTCATGTGCTTTTTCTCAGCCAACGTGGTCATGGACTGCTCTTTGTGAAGCCCTGCCGACTCTTCAGATCGTGGCAAGTGAGGCAGCGCCACTGCGGCGTGCCGTTGCTTGACTTGCCCAGCTTCTGGGCTGGTTGCAGGCGGCACACTTGGCACGTCTTTTTGGCCGGGTCAATCGTTGGGTTCATTCTTGTCCTCAAGCCATTGATTGCACGTTGGGCAGCGCCTCTCGCGCTCGTCCTCGATCTGCCTCTTGCGCCAGCCCATGGCCTTCTCTCGCTCGGCCTGCTCGCGTTCGATGCGCTCAAACTCTTCGTCCTCTGGTTCTTTGATCATGTGTTTTTCTCCTTGACCATCATTCGCGCAATTTGTTTTGCAAAGTCGATCTGCTGATTGAAGTCATCACTTAACTTGACATTCAACAACAAACCTTGTTCATCCTTTAAATTGGACATGGCAATCAACAAGGCTTCAGCAAAACCCGCCTCTGTTGTTTTATCAAGCCCATCGATAAGGCCTTGTGTAAAAAATCTCATACGTTTTTCTCCTTGATCATCTTTGTAACTTCATCCACAGTCAGTCCAAGCTTTTCCAAATCCGATGGTCGGAAAATAAAATGGGTTGGTGTCAAGCTAACCCGGTCGCCAGTCTCATCCAAGTGTTTGCGAATTTTTATAAGCATGGCCTCTAGGCTGGCCTCTGTTAAATCACTCATATCGTTGCCTTTCCTTCTGCCCGGTTGCTGGCCTCTTGCGAGCGCCACACCTCAATGCGGGCCTGTGCCGCGATCAGCATCCAGCGCAGCTCCTCGCGAGCCTCCACGGCCTGACGTAGGGCAACCAAGTGCTCGCGATACCGTTCAGACGCATACGCCTCGCGCTCTTGCATGGCCGCTGTCTTGTGGCCCATCTCTTCGGCGTAAATCATCTGCTCGGCCTTGATGGTCTTGCGTAGCTCTTCCATGTACACCTTGTTGGCCTCCGACTGGGCATAGGCCTTGGACTTGGCAATCATGAAATCTACTGCGGCTTGGGGGTCAATCAACTTTTCGGTCATTTTCATCTCCTGTGTAATTTTCACGCTCCCACATCATTTCTGTAGCCAAAACATAAGCGTGTTCAGCAAAATTCTTTGACTTAGCTGCGCCGTTGGCCGCAAGCCCTGCGGCAATGAACATTGCAAACAGGTCAATCAGTTCTGGCTCTTGGTTCATACCTCCTCCACAAATAATGCATCACCAGCCTCAATCGGAAACCACGCGCCCCACGCTACGATCTGCTGCACGTCCATGTGCTCGAGAAACCCATCAACTGAGCTGATGCGGTACTCGATGTCGCCGTCATCTGTTTGCACTTTTGCAATGCCAACCTTGCCCTTGCTTCCTGTGTACCACTTCACTTTCAACGCTGTGCTCATAGCTCGCTCACTTTCACTTTTAACATTCCGCCGATTGACTCGGCCCAATAAATTCTCAGGTCAACAATGTTGCTGTCGTCTTCCCAAACACCTGCGTGAGTGCAGCCATCAAGGACCGCCTTCAGCAAGTTGTCAAGATCTCGTCGTCGGTTGTCAGGCCTGAACGCTTCGATCACCACGCACAGCTTGCCTGTGTAGTGCTTTGCGCCACGCTGGATCAGCACTTGGTCGGCCACTGCCTTACGGTAGGACCTGCCCTCTGCGCTGATGATCATGCGGCCTTGGTATGTGCGCCAGTATTTGTTCACCGACGGCGGCCAAGGCATTACCAAATCAATCATTGATTCTGCGCAGGTATGCGATTGACCAAGTCCATGGCTGCACTTCGCAACGCAGCGCAAACAACAGCCTCGTCCTCCATGTCAGCCATGTCCAGCAGCATCTGGGCGCAGGCCCTTCGCTCAAGAAACATTGCCTGCTTGGTGGTATGAATTGCAACGGCCATGATCTCACCCTTGGCCTCGCTCAATGCTTTGTCAAACTCGTTCTGTGTGAACAAGGTCTGACCCTGCGAAAAAATGTTTTTGTCAAAGTTCATTTCCATTCTCCTTCGTTACCTCGGTTACCTTTAATCCATTGATCCCGAACATCTTGTTCAAGTCGAGAGCCTTCATGTAATTCATTCCAGCCCTTGTGACGACGGCCAGTGTGGTCAGTGTGACCATTGAGCCATCGGTGTGCCGCATCGCGATCCTGTATGCGTCGCTGGATGACCCATCGAACGAGACAACGGTGACGATGCTCGTCTCCCCCTTCGCCTTCATTCAAAACGCCCCCCTGTTGTCAAACGACATTGGCAACCCGCCGCTCTCGTCCACAAACTGCTGGGACTCGCGGTTGAACCAAAGGCTGTACCACTCCTCGGCTTCACCGTTGCGCTGCTTCTCGCACATCAGCAAGGCGTCTGGAATCATTGGGTCAACAGAGCCGTTCTGTGCGTCGTGTTCTTTTTTCTTGTTACGCCACACCATCAACACGTTGTCCACTTGGTCACTGATTGACCCGGAACCCTTGATGTCGTTCTTGTTGGGCTTGATTTCCTCGCTCTGCAATTTGCGGATGTGGTGAATCAAGTGGATGTGGACGTTGTGGTCACGCGCCAGCGATGTCAACTCATCAACGAAAGACTTTTGTGCGTTGTAGTCGTCCTCACCAGACACGCACTTCATCAGCGAGTCGATGAAGATGTGTTGCACACCCAACTCAACGGCGCTGTAACGAGACACCGCGATGACCTGTTGTGCAGTAACTGTGCCTTGCTGGTCATACAGCCACAGCCCTTCATGCGCAAAGAGCCTCATGCGGTTGATGAGGTTTGACAGATAGCGGGCTTTGTCGGTGTAGCGCGGGAAGTCAATGTTCTCACCCGCAAACTGGCGAAGCATACGAAACAGGGTGCGCTTTGGCTTCATCTCAAACGAAGCAATCATCACCTTCTGCTTTTGCTTGATGAGGCCCATCGCAATCTGACCTGTCACCATGCTCTTGCCGCCACCGTTACCACCAGCGTACAGCGTCACCTCACCTGCACGGTACTGAAAACCAGAATGGGTCTTTGTCCACGGCATGGTCTGGGCCACCTCAACCACTGGGCTGGCAATCTCGGACTCAATCTCATCCAAGAACTCGCCCGCGCCCTTGACCTTCTGGGCCACGTCGTTGGCTTTGAGGTACTTCTCAAAGTCCACCTCGTCAGGGCGCACGATACGAATGCGACGAGCCTCGTCCAATTCCTGCGCCCGCTT